CATAAGCAATTCTTGGGTCAGACTTTGCTGCGTGTCGTATCTGATCCGCAAGGTCAGGCATGAGGTCAGGCTTTGCCTTTCCAGATAAATCCCTGTCAATATCAATCGCTCTGACGATACCTTCTGCATCAGGATTGTGGTCAGAAGGACGTGCTGAATGACGAGTATCGCCAATCCAGCCGTCCGAGGTTCTATCTCGATCCGGGTAAGTATCATCGAACTGCTCTCTTAACTGCTGTCCGGCTTTGCAAAGTACGGGTTTCATCCCAGTAATGCAGCTACTTCATCGGCACTTAAACCAAGCTTTGCTAATACAGCTTCTCTTGCTTCGGCTTTGGCAGCAATTTGAGCTAATTCAGCTTCCGTTGCTGCTTTGTCTTTTTCCCATTGTGCATATTCTTCAGCGTTCATTTCACGATCAATAAAATTTTCTGCGTCTGTGTAGATTCTTACCATTGGTTTTGTCATTAGTTTACTCCGTAGATTAGGACTGTACCGCCCATTGTAGGCGTTGAGCCTGTTAAAAACGTTAATGTGCTGATTGCTGCTGATTCAGTAATATATCCAATGTTAAATGTTCTCCTTGCAGCTGTGTTGGTTTGAAAAGAAACTAAAGCTTTTGTGGTTGCGCTTGTATTTGCATATTGTGGAATCTCTACTATGCCAGATGAATAGTTAGTTCCTGAAGTGTTGTAATCCAACATTCTGACGGAAGTTGCGGCTGCGTTTATGCTAAAAGTTGTGTTTGAATCACTTAAATAAGCATCACCGTAATTAGCGCCAGTATTACTATTAACTCTTATATTAATTGAACCATTAATAGTTGTCGTAACTCCGTAAAAATGAAGAACTAAACTTTTGTAAGAGGCGCTTAAACTTGATGACGTAGTTGATGTCCCGGATAAAGTCAGCGTCTGCAAAAGTGTCATGCCGCCGCTAGAACCTGCGCCTATAGTTGCCCATGCCGAACCGGAATAATATTGAGTAGCATCTGTATCCTTAAGATAGGAGATCATGCCTTCTTGTGGGCTGGTAATGGCGCTTGTACGAGCCGCGGCATTGGCAAATACCATTACAGTTTGCGATGCTAAATAACCATTTGCGCTGGCGGCAGTAAGAATATCGCCAGTCGAAAATTCAATAAAACCTAATCCTGCTGCCATTTATATCTCCTAGTAAGTCATCGCGCTCACGCCAATTATACCGCGTTCTGCGCTTCCTATAATGAATCCATCGACTATGGGTTCAAGTGTTGTAACTGTGCATTGCATTGCGTTTGGACTGATTTCCCATTTTAAGCCTTGAACTTGCAAGGTTTTGACTATGGTGCTTCCGTCCGGCTGGACATTTGAGATTCTGACGTTTGTAAAATATTCTAAGCCAATCATTGTGTCTGTTGGGACTGCTGCATCTAATAGATCAACAGTCATGGCATCAATGCGGATTACTGTCTCTGCTCGGGTAGCCACATAGGTGGCAGCGATATTGAGGGCATTTTCATCGGTGTCAATAACAAGTTTCTGTGCTGAATACTGATGAGGGAAGTACCTGGTCACGCTGGCGGCGTTCTGATAGGTCTGGGCTGTACCGCCTATGCGCTGGATACTTGCTGTATTAATGATGAGTTTGTCATCAAAGGCAAAGACTAGATTGCGATAAGGGATACCGCCGGTCTGGTTAAATTCAATGGGAGTGCCAGAGATAGATGAGGCTACTTCATTGCGGCTTTTAAATACCGCAGTGCCAGAGCCGTCAGTATAGAAAGCGCCCTGCTCCGAGAACTCAACATTTTTTAAAGATTCAAGTGATGTGCGAAGTGTCCCCGGGTCAGCCTGGCAAAGTGAGTTGCCTGTGCTAATAGTTCTCATGCTGGAAGGGAATTGAATCTGGTCAAGAATCTTGCCTATGCGTGTGCCTGTGGCTTGTCCTGCCCCTGAATCTGTCACAGTAGTAATCTGTGCTAAGTTGAATAGGCGAAAGGCGTCAGCTGCATAGATATCTACATAGCCCATGTTCTCGGCTTGGTCATAAGTATATCGATACTCGGTTGTGTAGCCGGAGAATAAAAACTTCTGCGTTGTAGAAGTGGTAGCCGATACGCGAATCTTGCGAAGCGGCACAAGATAGCCATAGTAAGGCGATGCTGTGTTCTGTGGATTAAAGTAGGAAAGAGGGTCAAGCACTCGGATGACTGCTGTGCCTGACACATAAGTATCGGACTGGATGTTGCGTCCACGATCTATGGTGATGTTTCTAACGTTAGGGGTCAAGTCCACAATAGGGTCTGGGACTGTAGAAGAACCTAGTGTTCCAGTACCTAAGATTCCGTACTTGGCATCGCCAATGGTAAAGGGATAACCAAAGGTTGCACCGGATGAGAAGTCAAAGGATACCGAGATAGTTGCTGGTAGCGCCATTTATCTCTCGCTTGTAATTCGATTAACTGTTGATCCAATTCCCGAAAGAGATGAGTCTTGCAATGCAGAGGCTACTGCTTTGCCATCAATCTGCACGATGACTGGCGCTCCACCGCCGCCATAAATTCCTGCTCCGCCTAGTCCACCATAATTATTTGAACCAAGGTTAGGGGTTACTTTTGGCAATACTGCCACGTTTGTAACTGGCATACCTCCACCACCTGCTTGTCCTGCACCTGCAAGACCGCCATAATTTCCTGTGCCGGTATTGATGCCGCCGCCACCACCGCCAGAGATAACTACCGCGCTTCCTACGTTTGCAACCTGTCTAGCCTTGGTCATAAGTTCATCTAGATAAGCAGACCATGAAGCAAAGGGATTTGCAGCTTGTGGAAGGCTTGCAAGGTCTTTAGCAATCTGCTCGCTTAGACCTTGAGCCCTGGCTATTTCATAAGTAAGCAACTGGGCTTCCTTGGTATTGCCTGTAAGCAACGCAAATTGAAGTTCTACACGCTTACGATCTTCGTCAGATAACTGACCCTTAAGGGCTGCAATGAGTTGAATTTGCTCTAAGTCAAAGATTGAGCCAGCCTTTTTAAGGGCAAGTTGTTTTTTCTGCTCTGCTAAAAGCGCCTTTTGCGCTTTGATTTGTTGAGCGTTAAGTTTCTTTGCATCTTCTTGGCGTTTTTTCTCTATTAAATCAACACCGCTGGTACCGCTTCCACCCATAAATCTACGACCTGCTCTTGGGCTAGGTTGTGCTTCATTGCCTAATCTAGCCAAGTAACCAAGTAAGCTGTATTCAAAGTTGGCTGATAGCAACTTACTTAAAATTCCACCTGTAGACTTCTTGTCTAAATCAGTTAATTTGCCAGCCAAGACTCCAACGCCGCGAACGGCATCTGCGGTGTAATTTGATAAATCAGACATCGCATCGGCAACATCTTGAACATCGCCATCTTTGCCACCTGCAAGAGCCAAGGCATCGACTAAGCCTTTACCAATTGTTTCTTTAGCATTCTCTGAGGCAACTGTAAGAATTTGTAACTTGCCTGCATAAGTATCTAAGAAGGCTGAATTAGCGCCTGAGAATTGAGCATTAAAACGCTTTTGGACTTCTGTAAATGAAACTGTTGTAAGCTGCGCCTTTGTGAGTCCTAAGTTGTATTTTCTTAGTCCCCGAGTATTGCCGTTGTAAGCGTTGGCTATATCTTGTGCAACAGTTGTCAGTTCAATGCCAGTTGCTCTTGAGGCTTCGATAGCCATCGTTAAGAATTCTTGAGACTTGGTTAGCGATCCAGTTGTTGTAAGTAATGCCTGTAATGCTGGTCTTAAGTTATCGTCAAGTACTCCAGAAGTTTGCTCTAGCTTGGAGATGTAATTATCAATATAAGGCTGTTGAAAGGCTAAACCAAGGTTCTTAACTGCTGTAGCAAGTCGAGTAGCTGCTGCTTCATCGGCTACAAACGCCTTGACAGAAGCCTTACCAAAGGCAATGATCTTGGTGGCAGCAAAGACTGATGCTAACTGCTTGCCTAATTTTCCTACTGCTTTGTCGAGTGAAGTCGTGGCTTTATCAGCTTGCTTAAAGGCTTTCTTGCCTTTGAATTCTGCTGCTAAATCAATTCTTAAATCTGCCATTAGACCTTATCCTTCATTGAGTCGAACTTAGCCTTTGCCTTAAAGATTGCCTTGACTACTCCATCTTGGGCTTTGCCACGATCTTCCTCGAACGCTCTAAAGATTGCACGACCTGTCATCTTTTGGCCTTGGCCAGATAACTTGCCACCGAGCCTTGGGGTGAAGTTTCCAGTTACTCCAGACTTTCGCCCTGCTGTCTCATAGATTGCCCCAGCTGCTGACTTGTTAAAGATAGAAGCCAATGCTTGAAAACCGCTGCGATTAGGCTTGCTTGGTGTTGCACGAAAACTAATGCCACGACGGGCAATGCTTTGGTCGTAATAACGATTAGCCCAGCGACCACCGGCATTAGGGCGCTTGAGCCAGCCTGATGGTGCTTCCTCATTAGAAGGCAAGAAGCCTCTAGCGTTCTTAGTCAAAGGTTTAAGAAAGGACGCAATCTCTTTGGTGGTTTCTTTTGCCAGGGTAGGCTCAACTATGGCTAAGGCTTTTCTAAGAGCGACCGCGCCTTGCAGCTTTACTGGCATCGTTTCGCTCCTTCGCTAAGTCCTTCAGGACTTCTATATGTGCCTTGAACGCCATAGTCGGAAGTTCGACAATGGTTTGGAAAGGAACTCCATACTCGTAACTCAAGCGAGCCGCGAGATAGGTGAGGGAGTTCCGATCTACCCTAAAGGGTCAGACTCTAAGACCTCAACTGACTTGAGTGTCTCAAGGAATGATTCCCCAAAAGGTTTGACTGTTTCACCCGAACGTCTAATTGCTTCCCAGCACAGCCAGTAAACATCTGACTGCTTCTGATCCTCAATAAGAGCTTTATGAAAGCCCTTCTTGGCATATTGTTCAAAGCTATATTCAAGCACAGGAGTTATTTCAAACTCTTGTACTTGTCCATCAGCCCTTGTTACTTTGAGTTTTGCCATGTTAGCCCCTTAATTAGTTGTTTAGAAAGTTCCGGTTGTAGCAACTGCGATAGTACCAGAGACATTGAAAGTAATGCTCTGTGTGGACATATCTCCAACTGCGCCGTTGATATCGGTTGTGTTGTTGATAAGGCATGTCATTGTATAGAGAGGGTTAGTCGCTGAGACTGCTGTTCCCTTTGTCTGGAGTAGAACGATTGTGACGTTAGTTCCCCATG